CACCGCCGGCGTAATTAACTGCTGAACCAGTAATTGAATTTGAAGTTGCGGCACCGCCATTGCCACCAGTTGTTGTCGTTGTTGAATTTTGACCTACCGCAGCAGAACCGCCGCCGCCTGAACCAGCGCCAGGGTTTGCAGAAGTTCCACCAGCATAACCTTCAACAGGTGAATAACTGCCAGCATTACCAGCACCGCCGGTTCCACCATTAGCGCGACCACCGCCACCGCTACCACCGGAAGCGCCACCAGTATTTGATGAAGAACCACCACCTCCACCACCTGATGATGAAGATGAATTAAATGTTGAGGTTGTTCCACTAGCACCCTTATTTGCTCCAGTTGTGGCACCGGCACCGCCACCACCTACTGTGACTGTGTAGGATGTGTTAGAAGTTAAAGATTGATTTGTAAAATAACGATAACCACCGGCTCCGCCACCACCGCCGGCATCAAAACCACCGCCACCGCCACCGGCGACGACAAGGTAATCAACGGTTAAGCCGCGCACATAGTTTTGAGATGCCCAAATCCCCAATATCGGTGTCATCTTAGGACAAGTCTCCTATCACATACCAGGTGTCAGTTGCTACTTTAACGCAAGAAGCTGCTGAAAATTGAGCGCGAAGTTTTGGTTGCGCTGCGGTCGCACCAGTTGAAGAAATTGTTGTTGTTGCAGGAGTGACGGCTTTAATCGTCACATCGCCTGTATTTATGCGAACAAAATTTAGGACTGTGCCAGTAGGGTAGGCAACATTGCCATTGGTAGGAATAGTTACTTCAAGATTAGAAGTGCTGTTGACCGTGATTAACTTTTGATCCGCATCTGCAAGGACAGGAGTGTAGTTAGCGGTTTTGGCATCAATAGCGGTGAACTTCGATCCGGCAGCATAGTCAAAAGCAATGCTGACCGAGCCACTTGAACCCCCACCTGTAAGCGGAGCGGTGACGGTAACGGCTTCGATGTCGCCGGTGCCAATCGCGCTCCAAGAACTGCCGTCATACTTTTCGACAGCATTAGTGTCTTGCAGATACGAGAGCATTCCCTCTGCCAAGACTCCGGAAAGAGCAGTTGTGCGAGCTGATGCGTTAGCAAAGACCATCACAGTTTGTTGCATCAAGTATGTGTTGACCTGCGCGGCCGTTAGCACATCGCCGGTGTTGAACAGTTTGTAACCTGCTCCTGCCATTGTTTCTCCTTATTTAGTATGAAAGAACGCCTTGCGTTCCATCAAGTATGCCCTGCGTTGTTGAATCTAAAATGAATGCCTGAATTATAGGCTCGGCGGTCAGAAACTTCGTCATCCAACTTGTCGGGGTGATGTCGTGCTGAATGCCTTGAACGAATAACTCAAGGGTAAAAGTCGAGGATGCCTGCCCTGTCTTGGTGACATTTATGAGGGTGAAAAGGTCGGAATCTATGCCTGCCTTTATCAAGTCAACCGAAGTGGCATCTTTTAGATTTAGACCGATTGAATCGATGCGAAGTAAAGCCTCATCTCTAGCATTCAAAAGCATCTGTGCTTGATCGAGCGCCTCGGTGTCGGTCTGCATAAGCAAATCGGTGCGCTGCCCTGAGTGAATAAAATAGGTCTCTATTGAGCTTGTTGACTGGACATTTTGAGGGCTTCCGCCAAGTCTTGTGACGGTTATGTCATTGAAAATCTGTGTGTCATCGTAGGCAAAGTCAATGGTCGAATAAGGAATGTCGGTGCCATTGTCATTGAATTGAAGCGGTGTTTGGTCGGCTTCTTGAGAAACAGTCGTGCGAGATAGGAAGACGGCGTTGCCTTCAGGATCGATGAAGAAGCCACCGAGTTCGGTCTGTTCGACTGTTTGGCAGGCACCAAGCAAAGTCCTTGCCGTTCCTGGGTCGGCCTGGACTGTGCTATCGCCGGTGTCAATAAGTCTTTGGCTTGTTGGGTAGGAAGCAAGGTCTAGGAGTTTGTCAATTCGCACTCCGCTTGTCTGCCCTGCGCTAGTGCCGGCAACGCTTGTGATATTGACATTCTGAAAGAGGCGGAAGGCATCAACACATTGCAAGGTCACGCTTGAGACTTCATCAAAGCCCAGGCGGAAGGTGTTGTCATAGCTCGTGATATAGCCTGAATAAAGATAATAGCGGTCAACTCCGCCACCGTCGTCATAATCTGCCCAAACGCGAATCTTACGAAGAGGCAAGAGTTTGCCGTAATAAGGCGATGAAGTATTTTGTGGATTCCAGTCGCCGTTTTGATCCTCAAGAACAACCGTTGCCGTTCCTGCCTCAAATGAGTTCAGGATTCGATTGCGACCGCGACGGATAGAAACGCGCAGGGCAATGTTGCTCACATCTACAACATCGGCAGGAGCATCGGCCAAGATACCTATGCCAAGCGGAGTCGAAGGGTCATCAAGAACAAGTGGGTTTCCAAAAGCCGGCCCATTAGCGAAATCAATGCTGACTCCAAGAACAGGAGTTGCCATCATAGACCGCCGACGAAGAGGATTGGCTTACCGCTTTGTTGCTCTAGCAAGATGCGCTGACGAATAGCATCTGCCAAATCTTTCTCAGTCTGCACATTGCCTTGAACGGTGACATTGACTGTCATTCCGGCGTTTTCTGCCATTCTAAATCCGCCGACATCAAAATTTGAATCCGCAGTAATACCAGGGCGAGCAAGAGTCGCCATTGTTCGCATTCTCTCTTGCTCATCGCCTAGACTCGAAAGTGCGGTTGTGCTAAGAGAATCCGTCAAAGTGTCAATGTGTTCTTTTAACAAGAAACTAATTGCAGTTCCACTTTCAACCGTATCTCTCAAAGTATTGAGAGTGTCAATCTGCTCATTGATTTGAGTGGTCGGAATTGGAGCTGATGCAGGATTAAATGGGTTTGGAACTGTGCGAGTGCCATCGCCTGAATTAGCATTAGGACTGCCACTTGGAGTTCCTGAAGGAATTGGAGTTGGTTTGCCACTTGCTAAAGCAGCGAGATAAGCATTAAGAGCTGCCAAGGCGCGCTTCCAAGCATCTGCGGCTGCATCTCCTGGCAATGACCAATTAGGAGCAAGAGTCTTCTGAAGTGCGGTGCCACCTTGAACTTCTTTAGCGTAGGCAACAACTTCGGCGCGGGTCATTCCCCATTTGCCCATCAACTTCTCAATCTCAGAGTCGTCTAACTTCTCATCCTTGAGGGCGCGAGTGAAGTCAACATATTTCTGCGCTTCTTCTCGCGTTAGACCCCAAGCCATCAAAAGTTTGATAACTGCGCCATCATTGAGTTCAGTCGAGTTGGCTGCGTAGATGCGAGCGATGTATTCCATCACTTCGCCCTTTGTGATGTTCCACTTAGCGGCGAGAACCGAAACTTCTTCATCGCTGATAGTTTGATCCGAAAGAACAGTTAGAAGGTCGGAGTAGCGTTGCGCTGCCTCGTTCATCTTCATCTGCGCTTCAAGAGCATTCATCATTTCTTTGACTCGCTCGGCTTCGGCGATGCGATTCTGACGGAGAAGATTTAAGCGAGCTGCTTCGAGGGTAATCGGGTCAGTTTCCTTAGTGGTAACGCCCAATTTTTTGAGTTTGGCAAGAACTTGCTCTGCCTGAATCTGCTCTTTGGTCTTCTTAACCGTGTTTGTGATTGTGCGAAGATTTATTGCATTCTTGACATTGGCAGAGGCAACTGCTTTTTCAAGATTCTTCAAATCGGCAAGATGTCCGACAACTGCCGAGTTGTATTCCTTGACGGCGGTTGTGCTTGTGGTAACGCTGTCGGTGAATTTGTTAATTAGTAAAATGGTGCCGGCTGCTGCCGCGCCAAATGCTACTAAACCTGCGGCTGCTGAAACCGCCGTGGCTCCGCCTGTTGCGAGAGCGGTGGCGGTGCCTGCGGCTCCTGCCGCGACTGCCTGCCGTCTAAATAATGTGATAAGTCCTGCGATACCAGTAGCAATGAGCTGAATACCTGAAGCAATTTTTGTGCCGACAAAGGTTCCAACAATAATTCCGGCAAAGATTTTGAGTGCGCCAGTATTGTCGGCAATCAGTTTGAACATCTTGCCGAGTGCTCTAGTGATGTTTATGACTGCATCTATGCTGTCGCGTAAGCCTTGAGCAATTCCTTCTTTGTTATTTTCAATGAAATTCTGAAGGATTGGCAAGACTTCACTTTTAATTACATTGGCAAAGTCTGAAAGAACTGGGATTAGCGCATAACCAAGAGATTCAATAATTTCGCCATAGGCTAGTTGTAGGCCACGCAACCTGCCCTCAAATGTATCGGCAGAGGCCGCGCCTGCGCCGGCGAATGTCTTAGAGAGAGAATCAAGTGCTGCCTTAAAGTCTTTTGACTTTATGATGCTGTCATCGAGAGGAACATTTAATTTACGCAAAGCGCCAACATTGCCCTGGTAAGCCTTGACCATTGCATTGGTGACTGAGGCTAAATCGCGTTGAGTTCCGGCTGCGACATCGATTGCGACATTTTGAATTGCTTGGGCTTGTCCCAAATCACGAGTTACTGCCGCGAGAGCCGCTAAAGATGGGCGAAGGTCGTCATCGGCGATGGAGAACTGAGATTGCATTGCCGAGATATATGCCTCAGTAGCAACTATGGATTCATCAGTTGCCCCAACAGTATTGCGAAGAGCATTAGCGAGAAGAGCTTGACTCTTTTGATCTGCGATTGCTGCCTGAACAGCATCCTTGCCAATCTTTACGGCGAGGGCGGCGGTGGCTGCGCCGGCAACTAGAAACGCCTTGGCAATTTTCTTTCCAGCTTCGGCAAAAGTCTTTTCTAGTTTATTGACATCCTTGATGGCCTGCTTTGAACCTTTGTCGTTATAGACCGTGATAATGCGTTCAATCAGCGCCATTAGTTACACCTCTTTCCCGCTATCAAGTTGCTTTTGTAATTTTGAAATTGTGGTTCTTAAAGCGGCTCTAACTTCAACAAAGATTCTTCCCCTGTTATTATCAAAGGCTTTGATTAAGGCTCGACCTTTATCATTGCCTTCGTGTCTAGCGGTAGGCAAAGCAGGTGGATAAGCACTTTGTAATCTTGAAATAAAATCTCGTGAGGCATTAGGATTGCGTGAGCGTGAAGCTCTTGTCCTCGATCGCGATGCCTTACTTCCACGACCGGCGGTTTCAAAAATAGCACCTGCGGGGTCGCGTTGAACGATTCCATAAAATCCTGTGTAGCCTGTGGAATTCTTCTTGGCTTTTGGCGTGATTGTTTTTAATCCGGCCTTTGCTCGGCTTCCATCGTAAGCGATGAAACCACGAGTCTGATCGATGTTTAGCGGGCCAATACCTGAGAATTTCTTAAAACCACCTTTTGCCCAACCTGATGGTGTGATTGCTTCGGTGGCAGGATAATTGCCTTGTGCTTCAATAAGGATAGGGCGAAGAAGCCCTTTAATATCTTTATCTAATTGTTTTTTGAGTTCAGGCGCGAGTTTTTGAAAAGTCTTAATGTCCTCTTTTACATTTAGGACTTTGACTTCGTATTGTGGGGTGTTCATTTTTCTCGCGCCCTAGCTCTTTCTTTAATATAAGCGAAAACTGCCTCAAGAACGCCATCAGGCGCATCAAGCAGGTCATTCAAGGGCAGACCTGTCTCCACAGAAACAGCAGCGATTTGAAAAGCTAGACTGTCTCTGTGGATTCGGAAGAAGGGTCGGTCACAAGGGTTACTTCCTCAAGAGTATCGAGGAATTCCGCGCCCCAGGGTTTTACTACTTTGCCATTATGCTTTAGAGCAAGAAAAGCAAGGTAATAAATATGTTCCAACTTCTGCTCATCGGCAATTAACTTGCCGAGGCCCTTCTGATATTTTGTTTCAAAGTCAACGATGATGCGAGGCCGCAAAGAAAATGTGGACTCTAAACCATCGGTTGTCTTTACTTTTATCTTTAGACCATCCATTGAGTTTCCCCCTTAGTTGTTTAGGATGTTGCTTTTGTTATTGCTCCCGAAATCGGCCAGGTGACCGAAACAGTCGCAAGTTCACCCACGGCTCCATTTACAGGAGTCCATTCGGTAATCAAGGCGCTGAATGTATATTTCGGGTTTGTCGTCGCAACAGTTGTGTTAACTGGGCGAATTTCCATTGCGACGGCAGTTCCAATCTTGGAGTTAGCATCGCTTGGATAAATGAGTTGCTCAAGAGCGCCGGAGGCAAAATCTTGATGGAACTCTAGCGTGATGGAATTGTCGGCAAGACCGGCGATTCTCTTTCTTGCGGTGTCTCCAAACGCGGTCGTTTCAACAACATCTAGGGTTGTCGAAAGACTTACGCTTGAAACATAGGTTGAGATGTCGGTGCTTGCTAAAACAACATAAGCATTTGTTAAAACAAGTTTAGCCATTG